AGCGAGGGCATTTATAACTTTGATACATCGTTTCAGTTGGACAAAACCACAGGCGGCACGGACGAGTTCTATTTTTGGTTTCGCCTTAACGGAACTGATGTGCCAGACAGTGCTAGCCAGATCAGGATTCAGGGCAATAACGCTGAGATATTTTCATCGTTAAATTACTTTTTTGACCTTAAGGCGGGGGATTACGTTGAGATGATGTTTTCAACCACCAGCCTGAGCGTTGAGTTGCTTTCTGTTGTCGCAACACCCCCAGTTCCAGCTATTCCGTCCATAATCCTGACAGTTTCAAACAATATCGGAGGTGTCCAGTGACCGTCATCATCAAAGTGCTGATTCCAGCCAAGCAAGCTGAGAACAGCCAAACCACCCAATACACAGCCACTAACGTCAAGGCCATCATTGACAAGTTCACTGTGACGAACACCAGTGGCAACAATGTGACTTTTAGTTGCAACTTGGTCACTGTTTCAGGGTCAGCGGGTGCATCTAATCTGATTATTGATGCACGAACTATCGTGCCAGATGAGACCTACACATGCCCCGAGCTGGTGGGTCAGGCATTGGACGTTGGTGGTTTTATATCTACGCTGGCAGGGGCTGGGACATCCCTGACCATCCGCGCATCAGGCCGAGAAATTTCATAAGGAGCACAGCATGAAAGAATTTATGATGATTCCACGGGGCTTTAATGGCTTGCCGATGGATGAGGGTTTTGTTACCACAGCAGAGAACAAAAAGAACTATGCAGTCGCAGTTGCTGACTGGAACTATGGCCCTGAAATGCCCACCAATGAGACTGGCGCAAACAAAGAGTTCTACGCTGGGCTGGCAGAGGCTATGCAGTGCGATGAGAAGGACGCAAGGCGCAAGCACTGCTCAAACTGCGAATATTACGATAACAGCCTGATGACCCAAGTCAGGATTGAGCGCATCCCAATGGCAGCTTATGACAAGGGCGCAGGGTTCAGGGGTCACTGTGAGAAGCTGAACTTCATTTGTAACGATATGCGGGTTTGTCAGGCTTGGGAAGACAGAGAGATGGACGATTGACCTTTTGGCAATTTGTGCGAAAATCAAGCCGCTGAGTCTATCTGGCATCCAGCGGCCTTCCCTATTTAGGAGTTGTGCATGACCGATGGACTGCGAGAGAACCTGACAAAGGTTTTTATGCTGCCTACGCCTGCCGTAGAGTGGCTGCTCATGGTCTTTAACGCTATCCAAGTCTTTGATGATGTTGCCGATGGCGACCAAGTAGCACGGGAAGACCTCAATGCAACCATCTGGAACACCTTGGTGGGTATGCACCAGAATGCCTTTTTCATTGCCAACAGCCACCATTTAGTGCCTTTGCTGGCTACTGCCATTCTCAAGTGGCAAGCATCAGACGCAACAGAGCGCGATGGTCAGGCAGATGCAAAATCATTTGTTTGGCGAGCTGGCTATTACGATTTGATTTTAATGACCCTTTCGCTTGTGCATGGGGCTGGATACGCCACCAAGCACGGTCATCATGTGATGGCTTTGTACGGCGAGAAATTTGAAGACTACATGAAGGAGTTTGGCAATGCCTGATCCAGTCACGGGAGTAACCGCAGCCGCAACAATCATCGGCGGCTCAATGCAGGCCGATGCAGCCGAGAGCGCAGCAGCATCACAAGCAGGCTCTGCTAGAGCAGGCATTGATGAGCAGCGCCGACAGTTTGACTTTATTCAAAACTTGCTAAAGCCTTATACAGAGGCAGGTGTTCCAGCACTTGAAGCGCAGCAAGCGTTTCTCGGTTTGCGAGGACCAGAGGCTGAACGCGCAGCCATTGAGCGTATTAGCGGCGGCCAGCGTTTCCAAGAACTAACCCGTCAGGGTGAAGAGGCTTTACTGCAAAGAGCATCAGCTACTGGTGGGCTTCGTGGCGGCAATGTTCAAGCAGCACTTGCTCAGTTCAGGCCACAGGTGCTGAATCAACTTATTGAGGAGCAGTATGGGCGCTTGGGCGGCATGACCACATTAGGCCAACGCTCTGCGGCTGGTGTCGGTGATATTGGCTTTAAGACAGGCGAAAACGTGGCGACATTGATGGGTCAAGAAGGCGCAGCGATGGCCCGTGGTGACATTGCACAAGCTAAAGCCTATGCCCCGATATTCAACTTGCCCGGACAGTTTATGGGCGGTTCTCGCGGTGGTTTTGGTAGTAGTTATGGCGGCGGTCAAAGCGGGATGTATAGCGACCCCACAATGATTCCAATGCAACCTGGCGGCGGCTTTTAAGGATTGATTATGGCAATCGGACAACCCCCAACAGTTGATTACAACATTGACGTACAAACCCCGTTTCAAGCGGCGGTACAAGGCTTGCAGTTTGCTGCAGGCCGTGAAACCCTTGAGGCTGCGAGAAGCCAGCGTGATGTAGAAGCTCAAGCAAGACAGACAGCATTGGCACAGCAGCAGCAGTTTCAGTCTGGCCTAAATTCTTTTTTTAGGAAGCCACCTGCTGAGCGCAGAATTGATGAATTGCAACCTTTGCTGATAGGCGCAAACAAGCAGCAGTTTGATGCACTCAAGCTGATCGGTGAAAACATGGGTGCAGCGCAAAAGCAAGGTGCTCAACGATTCACCAGCGAATTATTACTCTCACTAGAAGCCGCCCCAGAAGTGGCAAAAACAATGCTGCAAGAACGCATTGGTGCAGAGCAAGACCCTAATCAAAAACGTGCATTAGAAACCATCCTCAAGATTGCTGAAGTTAGCCCCACTGAAGCAGCTAATAGAGCCGAAGCACTCGGCGCTGGCATGTTCGGTGCGGAATGGTATAAGGGCATCACGACTGTAAGGGATGCACGCAGAGCTGAAGCTAAAGCACCATTTGAATTGAGCCAAGCCATTGCGATGGCAGACAAGGCTATTGCAGATGCAACGACAGCGCTGGCGACTGCTACCAACGCACCAGAGAAAGCGGCTGCTGAAGCGCTACTGGCTCGGGCAAATGCTGACAAAGCAGGCATTCAAGCTAAGTATGCTGAACAAGTTGAAATTGCTGGCCTTAATAAAACAAACTGGGACATTAAAAATTTACAAAGCCAAATTACCGATCGTTCTGCAAAACTCAATCTTGATCGACAAGTAACGCAAGCTACCGTAGCAGAAAAATTATCAGCAATTCAACAACGATTGACTGAAATTCCAGAGGGCGCAAGAAAACTTATAAATGAATCGGCAACGCAATCTGCAACATCTAAACAGGCTGCAACGCAGTACAACGACCTTGCGACTCGCATTGAAACAGCGCAGGGCGGTAAGGGTAGACTCACATCAGCAACGGAATGGTTTGCAGCGCAACTTGGTAATCAAGATGCGTGGACTCAAATCCGCAATGAATACACCCGAGTCAGGAACTCAGTGGCTATTAAGTCCTTGCCTCCTGGTGTTGCAACTGACAAAGACATTGAATTAGCACTAAAAGGCATACCGCCTGAAACTGCAAATTCCGCAACACTTGCATCCTTTTTGCGTGGGACGGCGAAGCTCCAAGACATTGACTCAGCAATCAACAATGCTAAAACTGACTGGCTGTCTCAAAACAATGGCTTGCTGACTCGCGCAAAAGGCACTTTTATCGCTGGTGACTATTCTGCAAAGCCTGGTGAAACTTTCAACGATTTTGCGCAGCGGATTGTTGGTGATGTTTCTGCAAAATATCGACCCGCAGCACAAGTTGCTGATGATGAGCGGCAGAGACGCATTGCACAAATTCCAACGAATCAAGCGCCAGCGGCTGCACCTGTGCAAACAAGTATCGAGGCACAAGCTGATGCAATTTTGCGCGGAGTCCGTTAAATGGCAACAGCACAAGAATATGCTGCTTGGATAGTCCAAAACGCTGATAAGCGTGGCACGCCTGATTTTGAGACGGTTGCCAAGGCTTATGAGACTGCAAAAGGCCGTGAAACCACAGCCGTAATGCAGCAGCAGATAGCACCTGTACCTCAAGCACCAAGCGTGCTAGATCAGATCGTTGGCGCTGGTGAGACCGCCTTGACAGTGGGTACAGCACTTACAGGCGGCACAGTTGGCACTATTTATGGCGCAGGCAAGGGCCTTGCCCAGCAGATTCTTTCCGGTGAGTTTGGAACGCCAGAGGCCGTAGGAGAGGTAGGAAGGGCAGCAGCCGAAGGCGCACAGGCTTTGACATATCAGCCCCGCACTGAGGCTGGTCAATCGCAAGTGCAAGCTGTAGGCCAACTTGCGGCTGCTTTGCCGCCAGTCTTGCCGTTGATTGCAGCTCCAGGACAGATTTTGCAAGCCACAAGGCAGGCAGCCCCCATCGTACAAGCCACAGCCCAGCGTGGAGTCGCTGCAGCACAGCAAGCGGCAACTACAACAGGGCAAGCCATTGCAAGGCCAGTACAAGCTGCAACCACAGCCGTGCGTCAAACCTTTGGCATGCAGACCCCAACAACAGCTCCAGCAGCGGGTAGAGTCTCTGTGGGTGCGGCAGCAACACCTGCTGACTTGCAAAGAGTAACTACTGCTGAACAACTTGGTTTTGTTGGCCCTGCTGGTTTAACTGCTGGGCAAAGAACAAGGAATTTTGCAGACCTTCAGTTTGAAAAAGAAACCGCAAAAATTGGTGATGTTGGTGCGCCTTTGCGGGAACGGGTAAGCAATCAAACGGCAAACTTAATCCAGCAATTTGATGCAATGGTTGACCGCACTGAACCATTGCTTGTAGATGTAAGAGATATTGGAAAAGGCGTAAGCCAAGCTGTAGTTAACAAAGCCGAAGTACAAAGACGAAGGGTCGGTGACGCTTATACAAAAGCTCGGGAAGATGGGTCAATGCGTGAACCAGTCACATTGGATGCTTTGGCTACGGCGGCAGCTGATGTACAGCGTTTTGAAGGCGTTGCAGCAAACGTTGCGCCTATCCGCAAAGAAGCTATCAGACTTGGGGTTTTGGCAGAAGATGCTGATGGAAACTTATTTCCTCAAGCTCGACCGATTGACGATACGGAACTTTTGCGGCAGTTTGTTAATCAAGCAACTGATTGGACTGATAAACGCCAAGCTCTTATGGCTGGGAAAATCAACAATGCCATTGATAAAGGGACAGAAGGCAAGGGCGGAGAATCTTATAAAGTAGCTCGGAAATTAAGAGAAGATTTTTCTAACGAATTTCAAAACGTTGGTCTGACAGCAAAACTGCTGTCAACTAAGCGAGGCACGGACGAACGCACTATTGCTTTTGATGATGTGTTTGACAAAATCATCATCAATGCTCCACTGGAAGAGATGAACAAGATCAGAAAGACTTTGCTCACTGCTGGACCAGATGGCAAGCAATCATGGAATGAACTGAAGTCAAACACTATTCGCTTCATCATCAACAAAGCACTGTCAACAGCACAAAGGGATGAGCGTGGTCAACCTTTGATTTCTCCTGACAAGCTGAATGGGGTGATTCGGTCTTTAGACAAAGAAGGTAAGCTCGAAAGTTTGTATGGCAAAAAACAAGCCCAGCAAATTAGAGACCTCGGTGAAATAGCGATTGACATCTATACAGCACCACCGGGCGCAATAAATTTTTCGAATACAGCATCAGCATTGCAAGTTGCACTAGACTCCGTGATGACGTTTGGCCTGACTGGTATTCCAGCGCCAGCAGCCACAGCCTTAAAAGAGGCATCAAAATATGTCAAAAATCGTGAAGTCAGAAACAGGGTTCGACAGGCTTTGCAACCTTTAGGAGAATAAATAAATGTCCGCACTCTCAATTCAAGTCCCGTTTCCAGTTTTTCAAGACCGTGATGGACAGCCCTTAGACAATGGATATGTCTGGATTGGTGTGGCAAATCTGCAGCCACAGACAAACCCAGTTGTCGCTTACTTTGATGAAGCCCTGACGATCATTGCAGCACAGCCACTGCGGACGATCAATGGTTACATCTCCAATGCGGGTACGCCTGCTCAGGTTTTTGTAGATGCGGTGAACTTCAGCATCTTGGTGCAAGATAGTAATGGCACTATGGTTTATAGTTTCCCAGACGGAACGGGTCTCAGCCCAAATGCTGCCGGTATCATTTATGACCCTGCTGGCACTGGTGCTGTACCAACCACGGTGCAAGCCAAGCTGCGCGAATTTATAAGCGTTAAAGACTTTGGTGCTGTTGGCAATGGCGTAGCAAATGACGCTATTGCCGTCACCAATGCATTTAACGCTTCAAATGGAGTTCGTGTTTTATTTCCGTCAGGGGTCTACAAATTAAGCAGCACAGTGGCAGCGCCTACTGGTTCAAGAGCCTACATGGAATATGGGTCATCGTTTTTGACCAACACGCCTACAAATGTAGACTACCTTTGGGAAAATAAAAACTCACTGGCTGTTATTGCTTCAGTTGCGGAGGTCCAACATCTTTTTGAACAAAGTTCGTACCCGTTTGAAGGTGTAGGTGGGTATTGGCCTAGTGGCCCTGTTGGAACATACTTTGGCATCTCCAAAGAATTTAATTCAACCTATGGAAATGGTACAGACAGCCCATACGCAGCCCAATGGATTTATGCGGTAAACAACAACTCTACTGCGTCTGTTGTAGGCCAAATGGTGATTGCCAGAACAATAACCAACAATGATGTTGCATTTGGCATAAATTCAATTGCAACAAATGAGCCGTCAACAACTGGCGCTAAATTGGTTGGTATGGAAATTGACGTAGAGTCTTCTGCGGGCACTACGATAAGCACACAATCGGCTGGACTTTACGTAAATATTTTTAACACCACAAATACCGGCCCAGCAATGCAAATAGGCGGCATTGG